ACCTCCAATGTAGCTCTTATTGTGTAATAGAATTACACGGCTTTGGTAAAGCCATATAAGTTTAATTCTTAGTAACAGCACTAAAGAGTTACCCAAATTAGTTTACAGATAAATAGCTGTCTGATATAATTATTGTATAGCCCTGGTGGTGAAATTGGTAGACACGCTATTTTAATGTTTTCAACGCATTTAGACTAAATAAGTGTAAGGAGTTGATTATGTTACTAATAGAAGAATACATTACACAATCAAAGGCAGAAAGACAAAAACACATAGATCTAAACGATCCGTGTGTAGAACGAGGAGGCCCTGCTAAAGGCGGACTATCTAGTTATTGTAAAGGCTTGTTAGCATACTTGTTTGACACTACTATACCTAGTGGACATAAAATACATGTATGCCATGCTTGTAATAACGAAAAGTGTAGTAATCCAAATCATCTGTATTGGGGGACGGCACAAGAGAATAGACTAGATCAACAGAAAGAATCTGTTTGGGATAGAATGGTTAAAAAATATGGCCTTGAAGAAGCAAAGCGTATGAACGCAAAGGGCCGAGAAGGAAACAAAAATGCTTCTGGCAATAAGGGTAAACCTAAAAGCGAGGAGCATAAAGCAAATATTGCCGCAAATCGTAAAGGTGGGCGACAAAAGAAAAATATTGGGGATATGGCGTAATTGGTAGCCGCAACGGTCTTAGAAGCCGTCGGAGAAATCCGTGTCAGTTCGAGTCTGACTATCCCCACCAATTTGCCCTACGGTCTTAACCGTCCTAGGGCACCAAATAATTTGATGGGGAAACGCATGGAACAGAAAATATGGGGGATTAGGCTAGCGGGAAACCGTCGCCCTTGCACGGCGAATTCATCAGTTCGATTCTGATATCCTCCACCAAGAAACCCGGGCACCTCTGCCCGTTAGTGAAGGGGGTGGGGCCAGCACCATAGAAACGGCTTGGTACATACGGATTTGACCATACGACCCGCTTTACATGGGTACGGAAACAACCGTAGGTGAGGACTAACAACCTTCCCATAAGAATAAATGTTATGGACAGTGTAACTACTCAGAGATTGGGCTTATGTGGTGTAAGTGGCAGTCTCACTTTATAAGTGTGTTTCGCACCCTGCTGATAAGACAGGCTCTGTAAGTGAAAAAGAAATACATTTATAAATTACGCGGGGAATCAGGTGATAGGTCAGTCTCATAAGCTCGGCCCAGAGGTTCGAATCCTTACCCGCAACCAATTATCTCGGTATAGTGAAATGGTATCACCCGACGTTTGGGACGTTGAAGCGCAAGTTCGATTCCTGCTACCGAGACCAACAGTTTTTAACAAAGGAAATAACATGACATGTAGAGGATATGATCCAAAAGCCGTTAAAATCGGAAGCTTAGTTAAGATGGCAGCATCAACGATTTTAGATCCACATAAGCGTGGTGCATTTATGCGTAGCTATGTTAAAATCGCTGAAAGCGAATTACGCACACCAAATCGTAAGGATTCTAAATAATGAGTAAAGGTTCACGACCTCGTCCATTTAGTATTCCTATAGAAGAATACAACAATAGACTAGATTTAATATTCGGGAAAAAAGAACCGAAAGCAAGATATGTTCCCCCTCCGTTACCTGAAAAGGAAGTAGAAACACATATCTGGGAAATTAAAGACTCCGATCAAGGGGACTAAATAAAAAGTAGGTATCTAAAAGAGTATAAAGCCTGAGTGCGTAGAGAGGTGATACGTCTCCTTTACACGGAGAGCGATACTGGTTCGAGTCCAGTCTCAGGTACCAAATATGCGGGAATAGCTCAGTTGGTAGAGCGTCACCTTGCCAAGGTGAATGTCGTCGGTTCGAACCCGATTTCCCGCTCCAATAAATATGTTATGAAATACGAAATCATTGAAGATTGTAGTCCTTATTATATAAGATATACACATGAAGGTATATCCGATGTAATTGATTATTGTAATGAGTGTACTCCAATACATAATGGTAAACAATTCAGACACCATATTTTACCTGAAACAAATGCATTGACAATGCTTTCATTGATTCCTGAATCAAAGCAATTGGCACTAATGACTAGTAGAGTTAGTTTGTTTATTAGTAAACCGGGCCTCTATTATAGAGCACACAAAGATGGATTGGATAATAGATTCAGTATCAATTATGTAAGCAAAGTACTAGATGATAAGTGTGTTACTAGCTGGTATAGTGATGATGACTTAAAAGACTATACCATTGACAATCTTCCATCTAAATCCTCTAGAGAATGTGTAGGTTTTATAAAAGAAAAACATACTCCAATAAAGAGTATGATTGCAAAACAAAATGAATGCATATTGTTTAACACAGATATATTCCATGATTGGGATAATAGAAATTCAACTAATGAACGTGTAGTATTAACATTACGCATGGTCAAAGAACTAAGACCTCAAACTTATTTTGAGGATGCAAGAAAAATTTTATTTAACTACTGAAAGAAAACATGACAGAATCCAGAGCAAGATATACAAGCGAAGAAGCCGCACTAGCAGTGGGTAACCGTTTTGATTTAGTTCTTATTGCATCACAGCGTGTAAGAGAATTAAAGCGAGGACATCAACCTAAACTTGTTACAAAAGCAGGCGCAACAGTTACAGCATTAGAAGAAATTGAAAAAGGACTTGTAGGTAGAGATTACCTCAAGCGTATTAGAAAATCATAAAATATATCTCTCAGGTGTAATGGGCTGCACATCAGTCTCCAAAACTGAAGGACAGGGATCGTAGCCCTGGGGGGATGCCAAAAAAGAAAAATTGCGTAAATTTTGATAAATAAATCAAGACAAGCGCAATTATCCATATGAACTGTATTCACTGTAACCGAGAAATTAATAATCGAGGATCTCTATATGCACATCAAATGTCGTGCAGTTTAAATCCTGAAAAGATTACCCATGCTAGATCACCACTAGCAGGTAGAAAAAAAGGTTCCGTGGCTTGGAACAAGGGTATTCAGACTGGGCATAAGCCTTGGAACAAGGGCTTGACAGGCCTGACAGGTACCCCGCATACTGAAGAAACGAAAAAGCACCTTTCCAAAAGGGCTAAAGAATTGAATTACGGTGGGTATATCCCCGGATCAGGTCGAGGCAAAAAAGGATGGTACAATGGTTTTTTCTGTGATAGCAGTTGGGAACTAGCATACGTTATATATTGCCTAGAACACAACATAAATATCAAACGAAATACCGATAAGCGAAAATATATATGGGAGGGTGTTGAAAAATCATACACTCCTGATTTTATTGTTGATGGAAAAGTCACGGAGATTAAAGGTTATAAAACTGACCAATGGTTAGCAAAACACAAAGCTAATCCGGACATTGAAGTTTTGTATGAAAAAGAAATGCAGCCAATACTTAATTATGTGATAAGTAAGTATGGTAAGAATTATATTGAATTATACCAGGGAAGATAGGCTGCATGGCGCGGACACGGTCTTGAAAACCGTCCCACTTATGATGAATAGGTGACAGTTCGATTCTGTTATCTTCCTCCAACACACGAAGCGTGAGTTCGAATCTCACCGTTTCCGCCAAACAAAGGATTGATATGAAAATTACTGAAGATCAATTTCGATATGAGTGGTTCTCTGGTACTGGTAAAGGCGGACAACATCGCAACAAGCATNAAAATTGTTGCCGTTGTATACATGAACCTACTGGAATCACTGCAAACGGTACGAATAGTCGTAGCCGAGAAGATAACAAAAGAGCCTCATATGTCACATGTTTAAGTAGAGTATTAGCACACTTTCATGAAGACACTGAAAGATATCAAGCTGGTTCTGAAAGAATTAGAACATATCATGAACCTGACAACCGTGTCACGGATCATGCTAGTGGACACACTGACACATACACCAATGTAGTATTAAAAAACTATATTGATGAAATGGTAGAAGCAAGAGCAAAGTCAGTAAGATAATTGCCCAAAAACAATTGTCAAGTATTCGATAATGTGATACAATACATGTATTGAACGATTAATTAAAGGTTAGGTACAGCAATCATATATTATATGAACTGTTAGACACCGTGGTAGAATATTGGAGCAAAACAGGTAAAACTGTGTAGCGTTGAAGGTAGCTATTGAAGCAGGACTAACAAGCACAGAGTGATGGCCTGTGTTGAATAAAAGCAGTCAACAACTAACCTGTTTGTATTCTAGGATGATTACAGCACTTAAAAACAATAACGAAACCATTAATGCAGTAGACAGCGGCCCGTGGAAAGGCTTTATCTAGGAAACTAGACGCTAATGGAACTGACGACTTATGGAAAGACATATATGATGTTTGTACAGACACAACACAAACTAGCCAACATGATATGTTGGTATGGATCTAGGAAACTGAACCGACATGCAGGGGATTTGGCTAGACCTGACAGAAAAACTTAACCAGTTTCGCTCATCCTGTTAAATTTAGAATGTTAACAGCAACTAAAAAACTTTTATTGACAAAAAGAAAATACATTCTGTAAAGGAAAAATAAAATGAACGCATTTGTAAACGCAATACAAAACCAAGAAGCCCGTACTACTAACGGTATGAAGGCCCGTAAGTCAACTGCTAACTCAATAGTTGATTTGTTCTACAACATCGGTGCAAGCCGTGGTAAGAACATTATCCCAGCATTCACTGCTGCCTATGTGCAAGACAAGGAACTTGCNTTGCGTGTGGCTTTGTGGGCACGAGATGCCCGTGGTGGTGCAGGTGAACGACAATTGTTCCGTGATATATTGTCATACTTGGAAAAGCATGACCCAGAAGCGGCAGCACGATTGTTAGTTAAGATTCCTGAAGTAGGTCGTTTCGATGACTTGTTTGTCTTTAAGGATAAGGATCTTAAGGCTAAGGCATATACTTTGCTAGGTGATGTTATTAGAAATGCTCAAAATGCTGAAAATATTCTAAAACAATTGGATAACCTGTCAGAAAAAGAATGCGAAGATTTACTTAAGCAATTTTCCGACCAAACTGATTAAACTTACCAGAGTCGATCTGTTTCTTCATTCCTTCTTTACACGAGTTAGAAACTTGTTTCCAGTAATCCAAATTAACATTTGGATTCTTTTTACAATTTTCTCCGTGAAATCGTTTGTAGTTAGCGGGATCGACTTCTTTAGAACAGTGTTCGCAAATGACCTTCTTTGTTTTTAACCTTCCTTTAGAAATATTAGATTTCCTCGTTTGTGAACACGGACCAGTTGATCCAGTGGACTTTCCTTTATTCCAGGGAATTTGTGTATTTTTCTTACCCTTATTCCAGACTTCGTTAAGTCTACCTTGCTCCCAACCACTTGGAATTGGCAATAATGGATCATGCCAGGTTTGAAGATTACATTCGGGGTGGCAGATAAGGATTAACCCTTCTGCTGAAAAGTCAGGCATATTATTTCTTTTGTTGATAAAACAACCGTTAGTAGATGCTTTAACTTTATACAAAAATCTTTTTTCGTGGTGTATTGCTTGTTCTTTACTTGAAAAAATTTTAGAGACTCTGACTTCGAATGAATCTTTACCGTATTGTTTTATTAAGTTTTTAACATGTGTAGATGAACTAAAATAAGTATTCCATAAGTCATTAGGCGAACATCCTTTTGCCCATCTGACTCCGTAATACCACTGGTTGGTAGGTTTGAATTTTAAAATGTATGTAAATGGGATAGTAAGTGTTGACATATAAAAAGTTTTCTGTTATACTTATTTATCTTTAAAACGCTAAATGGACTCCTTATAAGGAAACAAAGAATGACTACAGCAAAAAATGAATTGAAGAAAAAACTAAACCTCATTCTGATGAATGGACAATTGGCAAGCAAATGGACTCCTCGTAAGGGCGAAGTGGCCCGTGAAATCCGTGAGTTCTTCGGTATGAGTCCCAAGCAATATCGTAAGAGTCTTGTGGCTCTTACTAAGGTTGTTGAAACACAAATGTGTTCCAACGATTGGGACAACATCAACTATAGTCATGTGCCTTCACAGGCAGCACGAATCTACAAGAAGGCGTTCAACCGTCATTCTACTACATTCAGTGAATATGTGGCTAAGTTGGTAAGTGGTGACAAGACTGTGAAGGTCAATGCTTCGGCAGTGTTCCCTCATGAAGTACTGAAGGGTTTAATCTCTAGCTATAGCCGTACTAACTTGGGTAAGACTGAGTTGGATCATGTGACAGCGCAATGGGATGCATTGCCTAACTACATGAATGATGCAAACATTCTACCAATGGTAGATGTATCTGGTTCTATGACTTGCCCAGCAGGTGGAACTGGTAGTGTAACATGTTTGGATGTTAGTGTATCGCTTGGTCTATACCTAGCTGACAAGAACAAGGGCGTGTTCAAGGACACATTCTTGACTTTCAGTGGATCTCCTGAACTACTTACCCTAAAGGGTGATATTGTTCAAAAGATTAACCAAATGGTTCAATCTAAGTGGGCAATGGACACTAACTTGAACAAGGCTATGGACAAGATCCTAAGTGTTGCGGTCAAGAACAATGTTCCTGAAAGTGACATGCCTAAGATGTTGCTGATCCTTTCTGACATGCAATTCAATGCGTGTGTTACACACGATGACTCTGCAATGGAAATGATTCAACGCAAGTATGAACAAGCTGGTTACACTATGCCTAGCGTAGTATTCTGGAACTTGAACAGTAGCGGTAACGCCCCTGTCAAGGCAGACAAGAGTGGTGCGGCTTTAGTCTCTGGCTTTAGCCCAAGCATCATGGCAAGTTTGTTAGGTGCAGATCCTTCTGAGTTCACTCCAGAAGGAGTTTGTCTAAAGACTATTATGCAACCAAAATACGATTTATAATCGTCCTCTAATGAACCCGGGGTAGTTTTCTAACTGCTCCGGGTTTATCCTTATGGACCTAAAACCGTCATTCACCCAGATCCTGCCCACGCATACTTTATTGAAGTTAGTAGAATATGCTTGATTGGACTTGTCCTCAAGCATTTCATTCGTGTATTTGAAATTTTTTGGTTTGCCCTTTTGACTCTTTGAAAGATTTTCCCTCCATTCAACTGTAAAATCCTCAGAGGTTCTGCCGGTCTTTTTTCCTAGATGCGATTTTCTAGATTTATCTTTGGACTCCGATGTATGTGTTCTTCCCTTGAATGGTGATGGTTTTCCACGAACCGCCCCTCCATTGCCACCGTCCCCACCGTCGGTTCTATTTCTAAGTATACCTGTACCATTATCTTTTCTTCCATACCAACGAATCATCCTTCGTTCGATAGCGGATGCTCCGACATTTGTGAGACTAGTTTCTAGAAAGATGATGCGAGATTTGTCTTTTGGTAACTGAATAGTGTGCTTTGCGTATGCTCTACTTCTTTTACCCTTACCTATATAATAGGGTGTGCCATCTTTACGAAGATAGGCGTAAACATAATAAATACTCATGCTGATTGCTCTCCATAGCGTTAGAGTAGTTGGGAANNNCANTTCCGCGAACTACACTTTTATTTATGCTAAATGTAAGAAAAGGGTATTACACCCTTTACCCATATCTAAAATTTGACATTAAATAAATTTTAGCATATAAT